CGGTGATGGTAAAAGGTAAAAAATTAGCTGTAACACAGCGAGGGAACAGCAAAAAGAAGAAGCCGCGAGGGTCGCCTTTCAAAAAGAAGGATCCGGTGACCGGCGAGATCGATCCGCGGATTAACACCAATGGTCGCCCGCGCGTGTTTGATGAACTCCGCAAAATGGTGCTGGACATTTTCGGCGAGGAGATCGAAGTCACCGTCGCCAAAAAGAAAGTTAAGATGCCCCAAATTGAATCCATGCTTCGGAACTGGGTCACGAGCCAGGATTACAGCAAGCAGGCAAAAGCGCTGGAGTATGGCTTCGGTAAAGTGCCCGACGAGTCGATCAACTACAACTTCGACATCGACGAATTCATTAAGCAGAACCTGGACCTGTTCACAGACGGACAGATCGCGCGGCTGAAAGCTGGCGAGAACAAAGCCATGATCGTGGCGGAGCTGATGCGAGAAACGATTCAGGCGAAACGAGACGGTGCAAGCCGATGACCCTGGACATCATCCTGGAAGCCGAACTGGAGCTGCGGCGCCGCAAGCGTGAGGGGATCACCCTGACCGCGCCGGCCGCCTGGGATGAGTGGCTACGCGCTCTCTTTCCCAGGCACTTCACCCAGCCTTTCGCGCAAAGGCATGCGGACTTGTGGCAATGGGTCGAGTCCATCCAGCCCGGCGTGCGCCCGCGTCCCTTCTGCGGCTTCTGGTCGCGCGGTGGTGCCAAGAGCACGAACGCCGAAGGGGCTGTCGTCAAGATCGGCGCCAAGAAGGTCCGCCGCTACGGCTGGTATCTCTCGAGCACCCAAGACAAAGCTGACGGGCATGTCGACTCCATTGGCGGGATGCTCGAATCGAGTGAGACGAACAAGTATTACCCGGACCTGTCGGACCGCGCACTCAATAAATTCGGACACTCCAAAGGCTGGCGGCGCGAGCGGCTGCGGACCGCTTCGGGCTTTACAGTGGACGCCCTGGGGCTGGACACCGGCGCGCGCGGCGGTCGCATCGAAGAAAGCCGTCCGGATTTCATCTGCATCGACGATGTGGACGAACTGCATGACACGTTCGCCACAACGCAGAAGAAGATCAAAACCCTGACGCAGACCATCCTACCGGCCGGGTCTACGGATTGCGCCGTGCTCTTCATCCAGAACATCATCCATCCCGACTCCATTGCCGCGCGCCTGGTGGATGGCCGAGCCGATTTCCTGATGGACCGCATCATCTCGGGTCCCTACCCAGCAATCGATAACATCGAATATGAGCAGGTGGACGGGAAGTACATGATCACCGGCGGCACACCCACCTGGGCCGGGCAGAGTATCGAGATCTGCCAGGGACAGATCCTGTCCTGGGGCTTCTCCGCCTTCATGCAGGAGGCGCAGCACAGGACGGATAAGACCGGCGGGATCTGGGATGACATTGACTTCCAGCACGTTCACTTCGAGCAGCTGCCCGACTTCGAGCGCACAGCTGTCTGGGTCGATCCGGCCGTCTCCTCCACCGATGAGTCTGACTCCATGGGCATCAGCGCGGGCGGGATCGCCGGCAACATCGTGACGGGTCTGTACTTCTGGGAGGCGATCACCACCCCGGAGAACGCGCTCGAGCGTGCGATCCTGAAAGCCATCGAGATCAAGGCGCTGACGGTCGGGGTGGAAACCGACCAGGGCGGGGACACCTGGCGCAGCGTCTACGCGCGGGCGCTTGCCTCCGTCAAGGAGGAGCTGAAGAAGAAATTGTCGGCTGTCCAGTACGAAGCGATCCAATGGCCCGAGTTTGCCTCCATCAAAGCCGGCGGGACGGATGAAAGCACCGGGCATGCCTTTGGCTCCAAGACCGAGCGCAACAGCAAGCTGCTGGCGTTCTATGAAAACGGGCTGGTCAGGCACATGATCGGCACACATGCCGCGGTTGAGTCGTCCCTCAGGCGCTTTCCCCGCAAACCGCTGGACCTGGCCGATTCGTGGTTCTGGTGCCATCATGACCTGGTGCGCGGCAAGGTGGACTGGGGCAGCGCGGAAGGACTGGGACAGGTCAAAGGATACAAAAGCCAATGGGAATGAAAAAGTTTTTCATTCCCGTGGAAACAGCTATGATTGCTTATAGGTTTTGTGGTTTACGACAAGACATATTGCCATTTTTGACACCCCAAACTCTTTGGCAAGGGTTGGTGCGTTATCTCCGCCTATTCCGCGAAAAGCGTATCGGCGTCGAATTTCCTGGACTTGCGAAGAAGTTAGTTTCGCATTGTAATGATGATCTCCTTGGGAATGCCTGGCTTTCCGAATCATGTCATCCACATTATCGGATTGAGTTCCTAAAAATACGCACCGCGGATTATCGCATTCATGTAAAACACGCAATTCGCCGGGTATTTCAGCGATGGATATTTCATATGCCATGCGATGCGCCAGCATTCGTTTCCCCTTTCTGCCGCCTATTTGTATTACTCCATATCCATATTGATTGCAGCCAGTTTGCCAAACCCAACAATCGTTTTTGGATTTTGTCTTTTTCACTTTCCCCCAGAATCGTTCAATGTCTTTCGGTGTATACTTTGTTTGCATATCAACTCCTATTTGATGTGCCAAACCCCGGACGCCTTGCACGCGTCGCGGGGAATTTGATTTCTTGTAATTATAAACCCAAAAAGGATTTTACATTATGGAAATGTATCGCATAAAAGCAATTGCATCTGGCATCCTTACCGTCTTTTACTTCGGACGACTGATCGCCCTGGTCAACGAGGCCGGCGAGATCATCTGGCGTGACCGCAGTGTCCCGAAATTTTTCATCGAATACCTGATCGAAACTCCACAACCTGACGAACACGTCATGCGGTGGAATTAACAACGGAGGTTTCCTATGCCAACGAAAACGAAATCCAACGGCTCCACACCCAAAGAACAGACCCAGGTCCGCATCCTGCTGAATAACGCATCCGAGCAGGGCACCAGCGGACTGAAGCAATGGGGCGGCTTCATCCAGGCGGCTTATAACGCCGCGCTCTACTGGCCGACCGTCCAGCCGCTCTACTCGAGATTGCGGACCTCCATGCCGGAAATGGTCATGGTCCGGCGCGCCTTCTCCTCCTGGGTCCGCAACATGAAGCCCGTCGTGGACTTGCCGGAAAAGCCGACCGATGACGACAAACGCTACCAGGACTTTATCTATTCCGACTTCGAGAACATGGAGGGCGGCAGTACGAAGCTGTTGGACACCATGGTCAACCACGTGCCCTTCTACGGCTGGGGCTGGTGGGAAGCGGTCTCAGCTCGTCGCGATCCTGCCTGGGTCCCGCCACCCTTCGTGGATCAGCAGGGAAAGATCTGGCCGGACGAATGGCGATCTGAGCAGGACGACGGGCTGGCGGGTCTCCGCCGCCTGGCCTGGCGCGACACATCCACCTTCTTCGGCTGGGAATTCGACGGCACCAAGAAGGCAATCGGCATGAACCAGCAGGATTACCCCAACCGGAAGGTGACGCTGTGGAAGAAAGATTCCCTGCACTTGACCTTCGGTGACCCGAATAACCCGGAAGGCTCCACACCGCTCGAGTCGGTCTGGCGGCTCGAGCGCATTAAGTACGGGTTGGAGGTCATCCAGGGCATCGGCTTCGAACATGCCGCGGGACATGCCAAGTTCAAAAAGACCGAGCAGGGCACGCTCTCCGCAGACGATAAGACCAACGTGGCGACCGCTGCGCGCAACCTGCTGAGCGCACAGGAAGGCAACTATATGTTCCTGCCCTTCGGAGTGGAAGGCGAGGTGATCGATATCCCCTTCCAGGCGGCCGGCTCACTGCTCGAGGCGATCAAGCACTATTCCATCCTGGCGCTTTCGGTCTACATGATGCAGACGGTCATCCTCAACACCCTGACCGACACCGGCGCGCGGGCGGCTGCCGTGGACAGTACGCAACTCGCGATCTTCTCCTTCAATTCCATGATGGACGGCTTTGCCAACCAGTACGACGACCAGATTGGGAGACACCTTTGGGAGTGGAACAAAGACTCTTTCCCGAACGCGACCCGCCGCCCGAACATCCGCTTCAGCCATGTGGAGAATAATATCGACCTGGGCGCGCTTGGTACGTTCCTGAGCCAGATCAACGGGATCATCCCACTGTCGCTGGACGATTACAAAGCCTTCCGCGTGAGGAGCGGCTTCCTGCCGGAGAACAACCCGGAACCCGGCGACGTGGAGGAGGCGCGCGATCTGGACGATGCCGGGAAGCCTGATGAGCCGGTCCCACCCACTCTTGAAGAGCAGTTGTTTAAGCAAAAGGTCACACCTGCCCTGGCGGGCGGTGCCAGGGAATCGAACGGCTCGAAGCCCGACGAGTTTTCCTTCCCGGATGTGTCCAACCAGGAATTCGACATGATGAGCCTGCGGGAGGCGAACCGGGTGATGCGGGAGTATAGCTAATCATGGTCCTCCCTCTCACCCGCGGCACCGCCGTATCCACTCTCTTCCTGCGTGACCCGGACACTGCGCTGGTACTCGACCTGTGGGACCGGTACTCCGGCGCGCCTGGGCTCCTGGGCGCCGCCCCTCCGTCCAGCGGTCGGCGCTTCGGCTACGTCTACGATCCTGAAAAGGATCGCTACATCAACGTCACCACCGGGCGGAAGATCACCGAGCAGCAGCTGCGCCATTATGTGTTCAATGTGTCCAACCAGGGGAGTCTGCGCATGAAGAAGACCACCCAGCAGTTGATCGCCGGCGTGATCCTGCTGGCCGCCTGGTATGAGGAGATGCGCTCCCTGATGTCCGCGCTCTACCGCACCGTTTTTATTCTGTCCATCGGTGGCTTTCTTTTCGAGGACGACACGGCGCGCAATCTCTTTTATCTGCTGGCCCTGCCCCAGTTCGGCCGGCTGGATAACTTTGAGCGGCAGCTCGAGACCGGCGTGCAAGCCCTGGACGGACGGGCGATGAACCGGGCCGGGCTGTACGGGGGGTACGGGAACGGGCTCTGGCAGAACCTCAGACTGGACCGCGCGAAGCGAAAAGAACTGACCGAAGCGCGGCGGGTCCTAGGGGCCAACGAAGACCACTGTCGTGACAGAGGCAACCGCCGCGGCTGCTGGGAACTGTGGAAGTGGGGCTGGGTGCCGATCAACGAGATGGTCCCGATCGGAAATGCAACGTGTTACAGCAATTGCCTTTGCCACATCAATTACAGGTGAAAACATGGAAAACGATCTGACCCAATCCCCCCGACCCGTAACCGACTTATCCCCGCGCGTGGTCCAACTGGCGCGCATGATCGACAACCTGCCATCCGGTGTGTTTGAGATTACGATTCAGAAAGGTGAAGTGCGCGCGCAGGACTGGAAGGTCGAAATCGTGCGCATGGAGAAGATCTCCACGGTCAGCCTATCGAAATACAACCCGGAGTGAGCTGTGACTGCTAATGATATTCATTCATAAAAATCTCGGCGCGGAAACCCCGTCGGTTTGCTGCGGGGAGGATGTGAGGTAGAATAGATACATGAACGAAACTCGCAAAAACCTGTTTATTGCCCCGGTCGACATGAAGCCAGGTGACGATGTCACCCTGTTCTTTGGCAGACCCATCTTGATTGAGCGCGACGGCGTGGAGATCTGGCGGGATGAGAAATTGTTCCCGAAAGTTATCCCGCCAGAATTTGCTGATCCTGCTGTTTGGCGATTGACGGATATAACAGTCTGACTGGATGAGTCGTTACCACTGTAACGGAATCGGAAGAGACCGCACACCAGTCTCTTTTTTTCTTGACGATCATTGCCGCATGTGGTAATATATTACTGGAGGTCCAAATGGATTACACAAAACTTTCTCGCGAAGAGCAAAACAAGATCTTGCGCCAGCACGGCTACTACTGGGAGAAGATCACCCAGGACTGGCTGGATGACAACGATGATTTCGAGACCCGCCCCGGCTGGCACTTATACTCTAGTGATCGCAGGGAGGTAAGCATTAGCCGTGCGTTCCGGGAGATCGAGATCGGCGTGGAGACGGCGGCCGAGGAGATCCGCCAGGCTGAGGCTCAGGAGCTCAAGCATCAGGCTGTCGATCGTGAACTTAAGCGCATCCGGAACGCGCAGATCGACCTAATCAAGGCCCAGGGCATTCGTCCCGACGGCGAGCAGCCGGCTGGTCAAATCGTCCTGAATACTCAGAATATCTACGGTGGCGGTGACTGGTTCGTGATCGGCGCCGATTGCCTCTGGTACGTGCAGAACAATGGCGCGGATGGTGACAACTGGAGCTACAATAACGTCCGCACTGGTGGCGCCGGAGCGATCGGATGGAAGACTCCAATGGATCCACAAGTCCGGGAAGTTCTGCTCAGCCTGGAGAACGGACCCACGAAAGAGAAGCTCCTGTCTGAAACCGCGGCGCCGGTACCTGGTTATCTGGTCCGAACAAAACTCGTTGATATGAATGGCGAGCACACCCACGAGATCGGCAGGACCGAGGACCGGAATCAGGTCGAGGAGATCATCCGGAGTTTCTATAAGATTCTGGAGTATGAGGGGACAGACAGCGTGGATCGTGAGATGCTCAACAACACCGAAGTCCTCTATAACGGCCAGCTGGTCGGGAAACGAAATCCGTCTGGACTGTATAGTGTAATCTGGTTGTAAATGCTACTCTCCCCCTCCTCTTCCCGCACTCCAACCATCGCCAGAGTTTGGTGCTCTGGCGATATACTTCTATGCTCATTCAAGGAGCACGATGAGCAGTTCCGCAAACAGGTGAAAGGTCTGGGATTCGAGTGGAGCGAGTTCCACCGGGCCTGGTCCAGATCTCTGAATCCAGAGCTGAACGGCACACCACTGGATCGGGCCGCCGAACTGGCGGCGAAACTGATTAACTCAGGCTTTGTGTGCGACGTGGGCGAGGAGATCAGCCAAGCAGTGCGGTCCGGTACGTGGCTGCCGGAGCAGAAGCGTTGGGTGAAGGCCGGGAACGGGAAGTTCCACCTGCGCTGGCGCGGCAAAGATGAGAACCTATACTGGCGGGCGAAGATGCTGCCGGAGTCCGATTACGATTCGGCGTCCGGATCAGTGACCGTGCCACCACTCTATTTCATGGAAGTGATCGGCTTTGCCGAAGAGCATGACTTCCACTTCACCCAGGCGGCGCAGGAGTTGATCGAGAACGCCAAACGGGAGTACCAACGGATGATCCTACCAGAGGCGCCGGCGCCAAAGATCCAGAAGAAAAAGAC